ATTCCAGTACGGCTGGTTCGAGCGGCGATTACAGTACGGCTGGTTCGAGCGGCAAATACAGTACGGCTGGTTCGAGCGGCTATTCCAGTACGGCTGGTTCGAGCGGCGATTACAGTACGGCTGGTTCGAGCGGCAATTCCAGTACGGCGGCAGCCACTGGGGCTTATTGCAGCGCAAAAGCAGACGGAAAAGATAGCATTGCCGTTGTAAACGGTGCTTGCGGTAAGGCGTGCGGCGCACTGGGCTGCTATCTGGTGCTGACCGAGTACGATGATGCCGGCCACATGATCTGTGCCAAAATGGCGCGCGTGGACGGTTCTGCCATCAGAGAAAACGTTTACTACACCCTCAAAAATGGCGAGTTTGTGGAGGTCAAGCCGTGAAGAAGCACTACAACAAGCGCTGGCTTGAACAGCGCTGGGATGCAAGGCAACCGGAACGACTGGAGCACATCCAGATGAAGCGGCAGCTGAGAGAGAAAAAGGAGGAGTGCGGCAGTGAAGAAGAGCATGGGAATTGCAGAGTGCTGCCAGATCATGCGTGATAACAACATTTCTGTGAGCGAGCCGATCTTTACCGGTATGATTCAGGCCGGCAGCTTCCCAGCATGGGCGGTGCCGTCTATTGACACCAAGAGCGCCGCTCCGCTGATCTCCCGCGCCGGATTTATGGCGTGGGTGAAGGACTTTTACAAGCTCGAAAAGGTTTACACAAAGGAGGACCCGAAAGAATGAAACTCAAATCTACTACTTACTACTGGCTGGCTGTCATTTTTGGCGGCGTTGGAATGGGCACAGCTATGGGCGCAGAGGGCACCGCGCAGACCACCGGATACATCTCCGGCACGCTGTTTTCGGTGTCGCTGGTGCTGATTTTGGCCGCTGTTCTGCTGGCTCGTATGGGCTTTGCCGCAGAGGACAGGGAGAGAGCCGCAAAGCGGCGCAAGTACGGCAAGATCAACCGCACCCACGCCCGCAACCCGGAGTATCCGGAGAATCAGGAGCGCGGGGCATGATGACGGCCAAAGAGTACGTTGAGGGCAAAGTCAAATCCTACACGCGGCTTGCCGAACGCTGCAAGCGAGAAGCCGAAGCTTCAGACGACATTGTTGTCCGGGCCGGATACTCCGCACGGGCAAACGTCTGGGAGATGTGCGCCGAAGAAATGGACAACGTGCGGGAGATGCTGCAAGAGGAGTCCGGGGAGATCACGTATGCCTGACACTGTCCACCATGTCATGTGGTACACCGTGTATGGCACAAAAAAAAGAAGAGCCTGCCCGTGCGCCAACACGGACAAGCCCAAAGGGTGATGAGTCTCGCCGCCCATCACCACAAAAATAGCACAAAACAGGAGGTTTTACAAGTGGCACTTTTGAGAATTTACGATGTGGAGCAAGAGCCGCCAGCGCTTGTTTCGCAGCTGCAATTTCCGGTTACTTCGGATGCAATTGCGATTGTCGATGAACTGGCAAAGAGAAAGCCCGAACAGCTGTACAAGGTGTTTGACGCCGATATGAACGTTGTGTATGCGAGGTGAATATTTATGCAAGAAGAATTGACCGTCCGGGTGGAGCACCCGGAACTGCCCGCGATCCGGTGGAACGAAGCCGAGGTGCAGCAGAATCTGACCGAGATGCTGGCCGCCTACACTGGCCGCGTCTACACCCAGGACACCATCAAGGATGCCAAGGCTGACCGCGCCGCCGTGAACAAGTTGGACAAACAGCTCTCGGACGCTGCCCGCAGTGCAAAGGCCTTTTACATGAAGCCGCTGGAAGAATTCTTGCAGAGCACCAAGCAGATGCAGACCCGGTGCAAGGCCGTCTCCGGTGCAATTGACCAGCAGGTCAAGGCGGTGGAGGAAGCCGAACGGCAGGACAAGCAGGACGCGCTGCGGGCTGTCTATGCAGACTGCATCGGCGAGCTGCGGGAGCTTATCCCCTTTGACCGCCTGCTTGTGCCCCAGTGGCTGAACAAGACCTATGATCTGGCAAAGGCCGGCCGGGAGCTGCGCAAGAGCGTGGAGACCCGGCGGGAGGAGCTGCGTCTGATCCGGGAGACCTGCGGAGAGGACGCAGAGGCTTGCACCACGGAGTATCTGCGTGAACTGAATCTGAACGCCGCCCTTGTGGAGCATAGCCGCTGTCAGAATGCACGGGACGCCCAGCGCCGCGCAGAGGCCGAGAGAATGGCCGCAGAGCGGGCGCAGGCCACCGCTCCGGTCGTTATCCCTCCGACCGATGAAGAACGCCAGATCGCCGCAGAAGCGGCTCAAACGGCGCAGGCCAATGCAGCCATCACGCCGGATGGCAGATTGGATTTCAGCATGCTTCAGAGATTCGCAGAGCCTGCACAGCAGGAGGCTCCGGTCCGCAAGAAATACAGCTTCTGGGTGGAGTTCACCCGGGAGGACATTGCATGGTTCAAGCAGGGAGCCGCAGAGCGCGGCTTCCGCTATGGTTCGATCAAATAATTTTGGAGGTAGTTACTTATGGCACTTACTCGTCCCGGCGCACCCGCGCCTACTTCGTCCGTTTCCAACGCACAGTCTCTGGCAAACCGTTCCGTTCAGAATGCCAACCGTGAAGGCAGCACTGCTATGCAGGCCGCATCCCCGTCCGTGCCGGTGGAGATCACCGGTGCTGACGGTCAGCACTTCACTGTGAGTTTTGGAGACGTGCGCGACTTCATCTGCCCCAAGGCCACCGATGCTGAATGCAAAATCTTTCTGGAGACCTGCAAGCAGTACCACCTGAACCCCTTCACCAAAGAAGCCTACCTGATCCACTACGATAACAAAAACGATGACACTGCCAGCACCATTGTGCTGGGCAAAAACTGCTATCTGCAGATGGCCGAGCGCCACCCGGCCTACGATGGTTTTGAAGCCGGTGTGATCGTCCTGACCGCAGATGGCCAGCTGCTGAACCGTGAGGGTTCCATCGTCTATGACGGAGACGGCGGCGAGACCCTTCTCGGCGGCTGGGCAAAGGTCTACCGCAAGGACCGCACCCGCGCCAGCTATGAGGAAGTCAAGCTCAGCGAGTATGACACCGGCAAATCCCTTTGGAGCGGCAAGAAGGCCACCATGATCCGCAAGGTGGCGCTGGTGCACGCCCTTCGTGAAGCGTTCCCGTCCACCTTTGGCGCTCTGTACGATGAGAGTGAGGTGCGTGTGGACACTGAAAGCATCGCCCGCGAGGTGCCGCCCGAAGATCTGCCGGTGCTGGATCCTTACGCAGGCTCCCACCGTCACCGCAAGACTGCAGGCACCCTGATCCCTGCCCCGGACGCACCCTCTGCAGAGGAAAACGCCGATGATCCGTTTGGCGGTGATGATGCATGATCGTCCAGACCAAGAACGGCATCATGCTGCACGGCGAGATCGCCAAAGACCCGGTGCTCCGGGATGCCGGGCAGAAGCGGGTGCTGAAGTTTGACCTGAAAGCCAGCCGCACACAGGACGAGACCGGAAAATGGCAGAGCTTTTTTGTAGGCGTGAACCTCTGGCACGGCATCGACCAGTGGGATGGGATGCTGCAGAAAGGCGATCAGGTTACCGTTTTTGCCCAGAAGCTGAAAGAGCGGGAGTATAACGGCAAGGTCTATTACGACATGGACGCGGATGATGTTCAGCCCGGTGGGCTGGTGACATTCCGCTGGCTGCAGCAGATGATCGACCTGATGGCACAGTCCGGTCCGCCGCTGGAACCTGCAGCAGAACCGGAAGGCCTGCAGGGTGCGCAGATGTACCCCGATGAAACGCTTGCGGATTACGCACCGCACAGCACCAGCGCTCCGGAAGCGGCCCAATCTGCTGAATACGATCCCATCAACGATGATGCCGAAGACCTTCCGTTCTGATCTTGCAAGCTGTGCTATCTGGCTATACGGGCGTGCAAAGGAGGTGAGCAAGTGGCAAAAGAAGAAAAAAAGTCGTTTGTCGCGTATTTAGATTGGTTCGACGCGCTGGAAGAGTACACGGATGCCGAAGTAGGACAGCTAATGCGGGCTTTGGCAAAGTACGTCCGAACAGGCGAAAAACCAATATTTTCCGACCGCGGAATGCGCGGAAATTTCCGGTTCATGTGCAATGGCGTGGATTCGGCTGCAGAAAAGTACGAGAACGTCAAGCAAAAGCGCCGGGAAGCCGGAAAAGCCCGTGCTGCTCAAATGAAAGCAAGCTCAGCAAATGCTAGCACATGCTACCAAGTGCAAGCAAGTGGTAACTATAATGATACTGTTACTGGAACTGTTACTGGAACTGGAACTGTTACTGGAACTGGAACTGTTACTGGAACTGGAACTGTTACTGGAACTGGAACTGTTACTGGAACGGTTATATCCCCTAACGGGGATATATATAATAGCGCCGCCGCCGTTGACGTAGAACTTTCCAAGATCGTCCAGCATTATCAGCAGGCCGTTGGGGACTTCCCACGCTCTGCACTGGACAAGCTGCAGAAGTGGCGGCAGGAGTACAGCACAGAGATGATCCTGCTGGCGATTGACAAGGCCACAGAATCCGGAAAGCGCTCGTGGAGCTACATCAACGGCATATTGTCCGGCTGGAAACGAGACGGCCTGCGCACACCGGGGGATGTGGAAGCCAACGAACAAAGCCGACAAACCAGACCGAGGGGCAAGCAGCCAACCGAGACCGTAGACGACCAGCTTGCACGGGTGCTGGCGAAGATGGACAGAGAAAGAGGGTTTGAGACATGACGCGGGAAGACGTGGCAAAGCTGATCCGTATGAATTTTGTGTTGTACAAGCTGGGTTCCAAGCCTCTGACTGACGAGGAGATGCAGACCACCATTGATGTGTGGACGTACCAGTTTGGAGACTATGACGGTGATACTGTCAAGCGGGCTTTTCTGGCGGCAAACCGGGTATGCGTTTATCCGGTCACGGTGGCCGACATCTTCAAGCAGCTTTCCCAGTGCCTGGACCCATCTGCCGAGTGGGATGCTTTAGCTGTAGCGGCACGCAAAGCGCAGACCTTTTTGAGCTGGCGAAAGTTCCCGATGGTGACCGGCATTGACGAAAAGGGCGGGCTGCTGCGTAGTGACGGACAGAAAGAGCTGAAAGCCCTGTATGACCAACTTCCCCCGGCGGCAAAATCCTATGCCGGAAGCGTGGGAGGGCTTGCAGAGCTGGCTGAAATGCCAGACCTTACATACCGCCGTGCCGAGTTTTTGAAGCAGGCGCAGGCCGATATCACCACTGCCCCGCGTGAAGCTGCAAGGCTGCGGGCGAGCGAGCCGACAAGGAAGGAGATTGAAAAATGAGCGAATTTATCGACCGCGAAAAAGCCATCGCCAATATCAAAGCGGCATATTGCTGTGGCTGCGAACATTACAACGGCGTAAGATGCCGCGCGTGTCAGATTATGGACGCGATGGATGTGCTGGAAGATGAACCGGCAGTCGTCCCGGATGTCCAGCGCTGGCGCAAGACCGCAGAAGAGCCACCGACTGAGGCTGATGCAAATGATTGTGAAATGGTGCTGGCCGTTGCAACCGGATATATTGGAACTCGGTATCATAAAAATGTTGAAACATGGCCTTTTGATACTGTTGCACTACTTCCGAAAGAATTCCCCATTTGGATGCCGCTGCCTAAACTTCCGGGTGAACGTCCCAAAAAGCTTTACTGGCGTGAAAAAGCATGTACGACAATTTGCCCCGTTTGCGGGTATGAATGCAACGATGATTATTACCTTGACAAATTTTGTCCCGGATGTGGAACACGCCTTTGGTTTAACAGGGAGGAAGCCGAACATGATCAACCTGACATGTAAAGACTGCCCAGACCGGCACCCGATCTGCCACGACAGCTGCCCGAAGTACCAGAAGTACAAGCTGGAGCTGAAAGCCGAGAACGCATACAACCAAGCCATGACCGGGCACGTTGGTGTTTATCACCGCGACCATGAGGACCGGCACCGTGAAAAGGGGCGCAAGCGGTACATGGGAGCGAACGGAGGTGCGGACAGGTGAAACCGAAAACAAAGTCTGAGCTGATGGCAGAATGGGCCAGCCAGCCCGACCAGCTCAAAAGAAAGCGGGAAGTCAAGGCCATCCGCAAGGCGATGGACGATGCCCGCGCCGTGATGCAGGACGGTCTGACCCGGTACGTCAAGAAAAAGACCAAAGCCCGCAGCATGGCAAAGGCCGAATCCGATCCTTTCTCAGAGTTGGCTGGCTGGGAAAGCGTGGAGCAGATCCAGAACGCCTACGGCTACGATGAGATCACCGCCGACAAACGAGACAAACTCACCGACTTGTGGGAAGCCCGGGAAGCTGCCAAGAACAGCCGCAAGGGCGCGGACAAGTACAACGACCTTGTGACGGAGATGCTGGAAACGGCCATCCGCCGGGTGGGCAATGAGTACGCAGATATGCTGTTTGAGTATGACCAGCAGCGCAGGGAAGCTGAAAAGCAGTGCGAGCAGCTGGCAATGGAAGGGATGATGAAAAAATGACTGAAATGAAAAAGCTGGATGCTGCCCTTACTGAAATGGGCATTGAGCACACTTACGACCGAGAATTTCAGAGCGGAGAACAGATCGTGGTGACGAAAAACAGAGAATACCAGTGGGATGCGATCCGCACGCCATTCTCCTACGGATACGACGAAGGCTTGCTGGAAGTCATGGGAAAGCCTTTGCTTGGCCATGGTGGTGTGATGGGCTACCGCACCGCAGAAGACGTGCTGAAGATGATGAAAGAAGGAGACCAATGCACCTGACCCTCTACGGAGAACCACGCACCAAGAAAAATTCCGCGCGCATTCTCCGCACACGCTCCGGGACCCCATTCGTGGCCCCCAGCAAGGTTTATGTGGATTATGAGACGGACTGCCTGCGGCAAATTAAAAAGCCGCGCAGCCCCATCTCTGCCCGTGTAAACGTGAGGTGCGTGTACTACATGAAGACCGCCCGCCGGGTCGATCTGGCAAACCTTATCGAGGCGACCACGGACATTCTGGTGAAAGCTCGCGTGCTGGAGGACGACAACAGCAAGATCGTCGCCGCCCACGATGGCAGCCGGGTGGAGCTTGACCGGAAACAGCCCCGGGTGGAAATTGAGATTGAAGGAATGGAAGAGTAAAATGAATATTTGGCTTGCTGCATTATATTCGCTTTGCATACTTGGCACGGGCGCGATTATTTTTGCGTTGGGTGCACGCTTTATTATATGGGCGGTTGAAAGCGAACACGTGGGATTTTTTTTGCTGGTTACGCTTATCGTGTGCTGGATTCTGCTCACAATATGCATTTACGTCGAAGGAGGCGCTGTATGACCCGCACATGGATACCTGACACCGACACGTCAAAGCCGGACGAAACCGATTACTGCACCGTTAAGGCGTGGCTAAGCCGCTACCGCGAAGCAGAGAAAAGATACTACTTGCTGTCTGACCGGCTGGCCGAAGCACAGGAGGCCACCCGGCACATCACCCAGAGCCTCAGCGCGGCCCCCGGCGGCAGCAAAGATGGCCAGAGCCTTGCCCGGGCGGTGGAACGTGAGGAGGAAGCGGAGCGCCGCGCTTATGAGCAAAGAGCGGTCTGCGACAGGCTGTTCCTCGAGATCAGAAACGCGCTCGCCCAGATCCAGAACGAGAAAGCATACACGGTGCTGTACAAGTACTATCTCGATTGTCTCACGTGGGACAGGGTCGCAAAAGATATGAATTACTCTCTGCGCATGGTCTATGTCTTGCGGCGCAAAGCAATGGAGGAGCTGAGCCTTTAAAAACATTGCACTGTCATTACATTGCGGTTTCACTATCGCATGGTGTAAAATTGTATCATCGGAAAAGCCAAAAGGCAAACCGATGCACGCAGCCTCCGAAACGTGTCCCTTCTTAGCATTTTCCTCCTTTTCTGCTTGCAGGTACCGGGCTTTGCTCTCTCTCCACGTTTCGCGGGCTGCTTCTATGCGATACACTGAAACAAAGGCAGCCTGCCGCTCATGAGAGACAGGAGGCGGTTCGATTCCGCCGTATCGCACCGTATGGCGCATGGACTAGACAACCCGCAAGGCCGCACGTGCAACCTCCCGTGCCAAAAAAGGCCTTAGAATCCTTGCCAAGGTGTAGCTTTCCTGACAGGATGTGCGCCAACCAACAGCCCCGGCGGAGAACCGGAGCTGTTTTTATATGGCCGCCTGAGCGCAGTATGGAGCGTGGCGCGTGTGTGCAGACACGGCTGGTTCGATTCCAAGGGCGGCTTTTTATATTCCCGTAGCTCAAGTGATGGAGCAGCGGTCTCCAAAACCGCAGGCTGCAGGTTTAAGTCCTGCCGGGAATGCCATCTGCGTGCCCCGTGAGGGGGCCGCGCAGCACGCGGGGCATCTGACCGCGTAAGTTTCAGATGCAGCAGCACCCACCGTTTGACGCCTGTCCAACGAACTGAATGCACGGGTGCTGCTTATATGCCGTCATAGCTCAATCGGCAGAGCGCCGCCCATTTAAGGCGGGACAACGTTGGTGACACCACGGGAACATCACTGCACAGCCAACCACTGCGCACATCCGTTCCGTGGGCGCTGGTTCAAATCCAGCTGGCGGCACATTCGATATTTTGACCGTTCGGATTTCCGGGCGGTTTTTCTTTTAAGCAATTTTTTGAGAGGTGGTGGCGGTGAGCGCAAAGCGGCTGACAGACAGGCAAAAAAAGAAGATCGTTGCTGACTATGTGCAGCTGCAGAGCTATGCCAAAGCCGCCAAGCTGAACGACGTAGCAGAAAGCACCGTGCGGAAAATCGTGAAAGATAATCCCAAGTGTGCGGATTTGTGCGCCTTAAAAAAAGAGCAGAACACGCAGGACATGCTTTCCTACTTAGGCAGCAAGCGCGGGGAAGCACAGGATCTTCTCGGGCTGTACCTTCAGGCGATGGCAGACCCTGACAAAATCGCGGAAGCAACGCTGCCTCAGCTGTCCACGGCGTTCGGCACCATCGTGGACAAGTTTGCTATGCTGGGAGACCAGAGCGGCATAGAAGCCCCGGACGATGGCCTGCTTGAGGCCCTGAGCGCTGCCGCAGACCTCAGCCCGCCGGATGACGTGGAGATGCTGCCAGAGGAAGAGGACGACAATGCGGAAAAGTAACGGTTTTCGCTGGAAAGCCCTCAGCCAGCGGCAAAAGCAGGTCCTGAGCTGGTGGACACCGCAGAGCGCATACAGCAGCTACAACGGCATCATTGCAGATGGCGCTATTCGCTCGGGCAAGACCTTTGCCATGAGCTTTTCTTTTGTCCAGTGGGCTATGACTTGTTACAGCGGCCAGCAGTTTGCCATGTGCGGCAAGACCATTGCCAGCTTCAGGCGCAACGTGCTAGGGACGCTCAAGCAGCAGCTTGCAGCCCATGGTTACAACGTCAAGGAGCATCGGGCAGAAAACTGCATGACCGTCAGCAAGGGCGGCAGAACCAACGAGTTTTACTTTTTTGGCGGCAAGGACGAGAGCAGTCAGGACTTGATCCAGGGCATCACCCTTGCCGGGGCATTCTTCGACGAGGTGGCCCTGATGCCGCAAAGCTTCGTCAATCAGGCCACGGCCCGCTGCTCTGTCACCGGATCAAAGTTCTGGTTCAACTGCAACCCGGGCAGCCCACAGCACTGGTTCTATCTGGAGTGGGTGCGGAAATGCCGCTCCCGCAAGATGATGTATCTCCACTTTACGATGGACGACAACCTGTCTCTTTCCGAGGACATCAAGGCCAGATACCGCAGCCAGTATAGCGGCGTTTTCTATCAGCGCTACATTCTTGGCCTGTGGACGGTGGCGGAGGGCCTTGTGTATGACATGTTCGACCGCAAGAAGCACGTCGTTGATGTGCTTCCGGCGCTGTCTCCAAAGAGCGCCTATGTGGCGTGTGACTTTGGCACCCAGAACGCAACGGTCTTTTTGCTGCTCCAGAAGCAGGCAGATGCAGACTGCTGGATCGTCACCCGGGAGTACTACTACAGCGGCCGCGAACAGAAGCGGCAAAAGACCGTGGGCGAGTACGTCGCAGACCTCAAGGCGTGGCTGGATGGTCTCAAGCCGGAGAGAATCGTTGTGGACCCCTCTGCCTTGCCCCTGATTACGGAACTGCGCAAGAATGGCTTTACCCAGATGCCCGCAAACAACGACGTTCTGAGCGGCATTCTGGACGTGCAGACCATGCTGCAGACCGGACGGCTGAAAATCTACAAGGTCTGCAAGCACACGCTGGAAGAGTTCGGAGTGTACGCTTGGGACCCGGACAAAGACGACACCGTGCTGAAGGTCAACGACCACTGCATGGACGCTATCCGCTATTTCGTGCGCACAAAGCGCCTTGTGAAACTGAGGGATTGATTTTGAGCACTGTATACACATTCCAGACCTTCCAGCAGGCGCAAGCCGCCGGGGAACAGCCTGATTTCATCCGGCGGTTCGTGCAGCAGCACTGCGGTTCCGGACCGTACAAGATGGCGTTGAACGCCGACCTTTACGATGCCCAGAAAAACCCGGGCGCTGAGCGCTTTTCGCAATCCTACGCTCTGATGCTGAAACGCCTCTCCAAGAACACACGGCAGGATGTACCCCGGCCAGATATGGTCAAGAGCAATCTGTTCCGGCGGCTGAACAAGCAACGTGCTACCTACTCCCTTGGCAACGGTGTCACCTTTGCGGATAAGGGCGTGGACAAGGACAGGCTGGGGCAGAACTTTGATGAGCAGATCCAGAAGGCCGGATATTTCGCCCTGATCCACGGTGAGAGCTTCGGATTCTGGAACAACGACCATCTGGTGGTTTTCAAGCTGACCGAGTTTGCGCCCCTGTACGATGAAAAGACAGGCCTTTTGCAGGCGGGCGTGCGCTTCTGGCGGCTGAACCCGGACACGGATATGCACTACATCCTGTACGAGCTGGACGGCTTTACCGAGTACACGGAAAGCAAAATCGGCAATGTGATGCAGGAGACCGTGCCGAAGCAGGCATACAAGAGCGTGACCGTTACCACACCCGGCGGCGGGCTGGAAAGCAGGGAGGGCGAAAACTACAGCGCTCTTCCCATTGTGCCGCTGTGGGGCTCCGACCTGCACCAGAGCACGCTTGTGGGCCTGAAAGCCTACATCGACAACACCGATCTGGTGATGTCCGGCTTCTGCAATGACTTGCAGGATTGCGCACAGATCTACTGGCTGTGCGAAAACTTCAACGGCATGACCGATAATGAGCTGCAAGAGTTCCTTGCGAAGCTGAACCTCTACCACATCGCCGGTGCGGACACCAGCGAGGGCGGCAAGATCACCCCATACACCAGCGAGGTGCCGGTGACTGCCCGGCAGGCTCTGCTAGAGCTGCTCCACACCCGGGTGTATGAGGACTTCGGCGGTCTGGACGTGCATTGTGTCAGCGCAAACAGCACAAACGACCATCTGGATGCGGCCTATGAGCCGCTAAACCAGAATGCAGACGACTTCGAGGCCCAGATTAAGCCTTTTGTTCGTCAGATCTGTGCGCTGGCTGGATTTGGCAGCGCGCAGCCGACATTCAACCGAAGCCGGATCGTAAACACCGCAGAGCAGGTCAGCACGGTGATCTCCGAGGCGGCGATCATCGGGCAGGACATGGCCATTGACCTACTGCCAAACCTGACCCCGGAGCAGAAAGAAAAGGCCCGGGCTGCGCTGATGGCTGAGAGCGCAACAAGGGAGGCCGTGGACAAAGAGGAGGACGAAGACGGTGATGAAACGTGATTTCCGACCGTGACCGCATCTCTACCCGCCAGCTGAACCGCCTGCGCCGCCGCATTTTGCGGGTATACGGCACTGCCCGCCGGGAGATGCAGAAGCAGCTGACCGAGTTTCTGGAAAAGTACCGAGCTTTGGACGAGCGCAAGCGGGCGCAGCTGGATGCAGGCGAGATTACAGAGGACGACTACCGCATTTGGCTGCAAAATCAGGTTTTTCAGTCCGATTTGATGCACGCCAAACTGGACGGCATCACGCAGACCTGCACCACAGCCCAAGAGACGGCCTACAGGCTTGCACGGGATGAGCAATACAACATCTTTTCCTTTGGCGCAAACTGGGCTTTCTACGAGCTGGAACAGGCCGCAGGAGTGACGTTCGGGCTGACCCTGTACAACACCGAAGCAGTCAAGCTCCTGCTGAAAAAGAACCCTCGCATGGTGCCAAACAAGCGCATCAAGAGCGAGAGCAACCGCACCTATGACGCCCGGGTGTTCAATCGCTACGTCATGCAGGGCATCGTGCAGGGCAAGAGCGTCCACGACATTGCGGTGCAGGCTGTGAAGGGCATGGCAGACACGGAAGTGCACTGGGCTATGAACAACGCCATCACAGCTCTTACCAGCGCCCAGAACGCCGGGGCTTTGCAGCAGATGCACAACGCTCAGGCTTTGGGCATCGAGGTCAAAAAGCGCTGGAATTCTACCCACGACTACCGCACCCGCGAGATGCACCGCCTGCTTGACCAGCAGACGGCAGAGCTTGACGAGCCGTTCAAGGTCATGGGATACGAGATTCAGCGCCCCGGCGACCCCAACGCCGCCCCGGAGATGGTCTACCACTGCCGCTGTGTGCTGTCCTCTGCGCTAGGCAGGTACCCCCGGCAGAACGCCATGCAGCGGGACAATGTGACCAAAGAGACCACCCCCGTCATGGATTACACCGCGTGGTATAAATCCAAGGGCGGCACGGAAGCTGAACAGATGTGGTGGGCAGAAGAACGCAAGAGAAAGAAGGGATAAACCGTGATTCTGCCGATGGAAAACACCGAAAAGATGATTTTTCCGGGTGAAGGAAAGTTCCATATCCCTATCATCAAGCCGGAAACGGACATCCGCATTGACAAGCTGGAATGGATACCCGTCAATTATGCGCTGACAGCCAAAGACAAGGCCACAAAAGGCGTGCATTTTTACAAGGACGATTACCAGTTTGAACGGTTTTGGAACAACCCGGACAAGTATATTCCTCTGTTGCAGCAGTTTGGGGCGGTATGTTCGCCGGATTTCTCGCTTTACAGCGATATGCCGCTTGCGGTACAGATTTTTATGCACTACAAAAAACACTGGTTGGCTGCTTACTGGCAGATGCACGGCATCCACGTCATTCCAACGCTCTGCTGGTGCGGCGAGCAAAGTTATGACTGGTGCTTTGATGGTGAGCCTAGAAACGCCATCGTGAGCATTTCGAGCCACGGCACACAATCTGACCCATACGAAGCAGAGTGCTTTGCCAAACACTGCCGCAAGGCGCTGGAAGTGCTGCAACCAAGCAGCATTTTGTGGTACGGAAAGTGCCCGGCGGAGTTCGACTGGAACGTGACCAAAATTAAGCCATTTCAATACGAAAGGAGGCACTATCGTGAGTAAAAGAGGTTCGGGCAGCTCTGCGAGAGCGGGCGGCGGCGCAAATGGAGCAAAAAGTTTGGATAGTACGCTGGTAAGAAGATCGAATGATTTTTCGTTGTTTGATGCTGGCGACGCAACAAAGCGCGATTATGAAACGAACGTGAAGAAAATCCAGCAATCGAATCTTACTCAGCAGGAAAAAGCGGCGGCACTGGATAAATTGCATGAACTGACAACGGAACAGCTAAAGGCTCAGACGAAGGTTGCGAATCCATACGTTTCCGGCCCTGCAAGGTTTAACCAGAATCAGGTGCAAAAGGCAGCGGATAACACGGCACAGAAACGACAAAACGTCAATTCTTTTATGAAAGATGTGCAGAAAAAGTCAACCGCAAACAAAAAGGCAGCTGAAACAAAGTCGCTTTCTTCCGTTTTGGGTTCTGCAATGGACAGGGGCGCACTTGAAGCGACATTTGAGGGAAAGACCTACTATCGCGCAAGAAAAAATTCCAAGACGTGGAGAGTTCGGTAAACCATGAACTTCAACTACGACATCAAATTCACCGACAACACCCCGCAGCTCCATGAAGCACTGGATTCGTGGGCGGAGCGTGTGCTGACCATCTGGGGCATGAAGGTGCAGGACTACGCCCAGCTGCTTGTGCCTACCGGCACGGCAGACAGCACGGGCATTGAGGGCTACGTGGGCGGCGCGCTCAAGCAGAGCCTGACCTACGCCGTAGACCTTGCCAAAAAGACCGTGACCATCGGGTCAAACCTGTTTTACAGCGTGTATGTTGAGCTTGGAACAGGTGTTTTTGCCGAGAAGGGCAACGGAAGAAAAACGCCGTGGGTCTGGAAGGACTTCAACGGCAAGTGGCACTTTACCCGGGGCATGAAAGCCCGCCCGTTCCTCCGCCCGGCGGTGGAGGATCATATTGACGAGCTGCGAGAAATCGCGGTGGAAGAAGGAAACAAGGAGGTGTAATTCATGGATTTGGAGAAAATGTTCAAAACACCAAAAGAAAAGTTCCTGCCCGATGATGTGAAAACTGCGCACTGCGAGGCAGAAGACCTTTTCCTTGAGCTTGCAACGCAGCTTGACGCACTTCCTGAAAGCCGAGAAAAAAGTCTGTGCATGACAAAATTACAGGAAGCGAAGTTTTGGGCGGTCGAATGTATCACCAAAGTTGCATGCGAAAACTAAATACTCAGCGGTTGGCGCACAGCGTCAGCCGCTTTTTTATGCCGCTTTCGCACAACTGGCAGTGCTCCCGGCTCATAACCGGGCAGTTGCAGGTTCGACCCCTGCAAGCGGCACCACACCGGCAGCACGTCCGGCAAATAAACCTTATTGCCAAGCATGGCAGCCCGAGCAAGGGCAGAAAGGACTATCACATGGCACTTGAGAGAAAAGACCTCCGCGCGATTCTGGAGGATGAGACCGTGGACGTCAGCGGCAAGATGAAGAAGATTCTGGACATGCTGCACACCGAAACGGACGCTCTTCAGAACCAGCTGGATGACGCCAAGGCCGCGACCGCCAAGGCCGAGAAGGAGCGGGACGAGGCCAACGGAGGCAAGCAGGCCGCAGAAAAGGCTTTGACCGACTACAAGGCCCAGCAGACCCAGAAGGACACCCACGCAGCCAAGGAAGCCAAGTTCCGGGAGCTGCTGAAGACCGCCGGGGTGCTGGACAAGTACGCAGACCGCGTTGTGCGGCTGTCTGGCGAGGACATCGACAAACTGGAGCTGGACGATAAGGGCGAGGTCAAGGATGCCAAGAAGCACGCCGACAGCCTGAAAGCTGATTGGAGCGACTTCGTAGGCACTACGACCACCACCGGCGCGAAGGTGGACACCCCGCCCACAAACACCGGCTCCAAAATGACCAAAGACCAAATTTTTGCAATCAAGGACGCTGGCGAACGCCAGGCCGCGATTGCTGCAAATGCCGACCTGTTTACAGGCGGCGGAAAGGACTAATACATGGCAGCAAAAGAAAATATCACCATGACCACCGATATCACCGTAGCCGCGCGTGAAATCGACTTTGTGACCCGTTTCCAGCGCAACTGGGACCATCTGCGCACCATTCTGGGCATCATGCGCCCTATCCGGATGCAGCCCGGCACCGTGCTGAAGAGCAAGTACGCCCAGGGCACCCTGCAGAGCGGCACCGTGGGCGAGGGCGAAGAGATCCCGTTCAGCAAGTACACCGTCAAGGAGAAGGAGTACGGCAAGATCACCATCGACAAGTACGGCAAGTCTGTCACCCTTGAGGCGATCCAGAATTACGGCTACGATGTTGCCGTGCAGAAGACCGATGATGAGTTCCTGTACGACCTGACCGCTCTGGTAACGGATAAGTTCTACAAGTTCCTGAACACCGGCACCCTGAAGGGCACTCCCAAGACCTTCCAGATGGCGCTGGCACATGCCAAGGGCGCGGTCGAGAACAAGTTCAAGACCATGCATCGCACCGTGACCGGCGTTGTTGGCTTTGTCAACGTGATGGACGTGTACGACTATCTGGGCAATGCCAATATCACCGTGCAGAACCAGTTCGGCTTCCAGTATATCAAGGACTTCATGGGCTACAACACCATCTTCCTGCTGTCCGACAGTGAGATTGCGAAGGGAAAGGTTATTGCCACCCCGGTAGACAACATCGTCATGTACTATGTGGATCCTGCGGATAGCGAGTTTGCCCGCGCAGGTCTGGTCTACCGGACCGCAGGCGAGGCAAGCAACCTCATCGGCTTCCACACTCAGGCAAACTACAGCACCGCAACCTCCGAGAGCTACGCCATTATGGGCGTGACCCTGTTTGCTGAGTATCTGGACGGTATCGCTGTCGAGACCATTACCCCGGGTGAATCGGTCTAACCTGCAAGGGGGTGACTTTGCATGACCGTCCCTGAGCTGTGCGTTTACACGCACAATTTTTTTGACCGGGCAGACGACCCCATTGCAGGCGAGTTTGCCTTTGAGCCGGACACCGTTCCCGCCAGGGTAGTGCCGGGGCAGTATTTCCTTGTTTGCGGGTCTGTGTTCAATGACGGCGTGCACAAGGCCGGGGACGGCGATCTGACCGCCGAGACCTTCACCGGGACGGTGCAGCCTATGCGCGTGCCGCCTGCTTTTGTGGCGCTGGCTGAAAAAATCGACGCATACGACAAGGCGCTGCCCTCCGGCGGAGTGTATGTGTCCCAGTCCTTTGCCGGATGGTCCGGCACGATGGCTACCGGCGCGGACGGCCTTCCCGCAGACGGCAAGACCCGCTATAAATCCGAGATCAATCAGTGGAGGAAGATGTGACATGGTCAACTCGTTTACTGCATCCACCGTGATGCAGGGTTTCACCCAAAAATACCGATTTCAGACCCGCAGCTATGAGCCGGACGGCGTGGGCGGTTTCGTGTCCAGCTGGACAGACGGACCCAAATTTGAAGCCGTGGAGCGCCACGACACCACCGTGGAAGCTCAGGTAGCAGAGCAGGCTGACACGGCATCTACCTATACCCTGTTGGTCAACACCGGTGTGCCGCTGGCGTTCCCGGACTACATCAAGCGGGTAAGCGACGGGCAGACCTTTCAGGTCACAAGCACAGCAGACGAAACCAAGTCCCCGCCGGAATCAAGCATGGGACTGCGAGCCGTCAAGTGCAAAAAGGCGGTGCTGCCGTGATGGGCCCGTCTGAGAGCATCAACCGGGCGCTGAACACGTTTTTCAACAGCTTCGGCATCCCGGGCTATCTGGAAGATAACATCCCTCCTGCCGCTTCACTGCCCTATCTGACCTATAAGCCCACCATCCCAGGCGGGTGGAACGAGACGGCATCCTTCCACGCCCGGCTGTGGTACCCCAGCAAGGGCGGCAGGGCCCCCATCCTGCAAACCGAGGATACGATCAGCGCGGCCCTGCAGGATGGCACAACGCTTTCCTGCGAGGGCGGCGCTATTCTTTTGGACAAAGACGATAAAGATTGGGCGCAGCCACTCAACAACACGCCTGAAGGGTATCTGTGCGAATACCTTATTTTTGAACTTACACGGCTTATACCGTGAGTAAAGGAGCAATATGGCAAGAAAATTTTCCAAAATTTCACAGAAAGCGTTCGAGTCCATGCAGATCAATGCCGGTGTTGTGCTGAACAAGTTTGACCCGTCCGGCACGACCGAAATTCAGGACGCAGACATCATCTGCGCCACTTCCGGAGGCATCACCGCGACCTGCAAGGCAAACTTCACCGATCTGGGCGCGGACGTGGACAACGCCCAGAAGAACACCGCGGAGCTGATGCAGATCGAGGACTACGACTGCACGCTGGCCTTTACGGCCCTGAACGTCACAACGGACGTTATCAAGCTGGCGCTGGGCGCTGCGGATGTGAGTGGCAAGAAGGTCGCGCCCCGCACGACACTGGACCACACTGAAAGCACCGGCGACTTTAAGGACATCTGGCTGGTTGGCGACACCATTGACGACGGCTTTGTGGCCGTCAGGCTGATGAATGCACTCTCCACCGGCGGCTTGACCCTGAAGACGACCGACAAGGGAAAAGGCAACATTGCAGTCACCCTGACCGGCTGCCCCCGGCTGGGCAGCGATGTGGTGCCGATGGAGTTTTACTACAGCCCCAAGGCCGCAGCATAAGGAGGACACCGCATGAAATTTTTGACAGAGTTGCCCGATGAAGAGTTTCTGCGCCACTGCTGGCAGATCGCCGGTGTGGCAGAGGAGGTCTTGGAAAAATCCAAGATTATGGAGCTGCGCAAGGTTTTGCCGGTCCTGACCGGCGATGAAACGCCGGAGGAGTTGGAACAGAAGAAGAAGGAACAGGCAAAAAAGAACATTCAGGCTATGGCAAAAAGCTTGCTGTTCGACAATGCCGCTGCCACCGCAAAGCTGCTTCCGCTGCTCTATGAGCCGGACGTGGATGAAAACGGGGTGGTTGAAAATATCGGCCCGTTCAAGAAGATGCGCGCGGTAAAAGAACTGCTGAACAACGATGATGTGATGGATTTTTTGCTCTGGTGTCTGCCGTTGGTGCTGGCGGGTACAGACGCCTGATTTCTTCCATCAGCCCGGACGCGCTGCGGCTGTTCGGCAGGCCGTACATTTTGCAGCACTGCCTGAACACTTTGCGGCAAGAGCGCATCACGCTCAGCTATCAGGCGTACATGACGGACGCTCTGGCACACCTTATAGGCGCGGAAGAGCGGTGGTACGACATGGTGGCCGGGCTTGTGGAAAACCGCCCACAGCCGCCCCAGCCGTCCGCTGATGAAGTGATAGCACGCATTAAAAATGGCTTGAACGGGGGTGATTGAACCTGAAACTTTTTGAATTGAGCGCCACCCTCGGGCTGGACGACAGCGCCTACCGGCAGGGCATCCAGAATGTGCAATCTGAGACAAAAAAGACCGTTTCTTCGCTGTCAGGAGAGTACAGCAAGGCCGCAAAGGCCGTAGTGGAGCTGACCAGACGTTACAACGAATCGGTGGGCAAGACCGGCAAAGCATCCTCTGAGACCAAAAACCTTAAGACCATGTTGGCGCAGGCAGAAGCACAGCTCAGGGCAACCACGACCGCGCTGAAAGCTGCAAACAACGGCATGGATGGCTTTGCCAACTCCACGGATAAGGCATCCGGTAAGTCTCTGGCCAGCGCCATTACACAGGGCACGGTCATGGCGAACGTTTTCTCGAAGCTCGGCTCCGCTGCACTCAGTGCCGCAGAGGGGCTCATCTCTTCCGGCATCGAGTACAACGCCCAGATCGAGAAATACACCACCGGCTTTACCAATATGCTGGGCAGCGCGGAAGCGGCGCAGCAGGTCATGAGCCAGATCCAGGAAGACGCGGCAAAAACCCCTTTTGACGTGGCGAGCCTGACACAGGCCAACCAGTACCTGATCTCTGCAGGCGAGAACGCTTCCTATGCCCGCAATACCATCATGGCACTGGGCGATGCGGTCTCTGCGACCGGTGGCGGCAACGACGAGCTGAACCGCATGGCGCAGAACCTGCAGCAGATCGCCAACACCGGCAAGGCTACAGCTGTGGATATCAAGCAGTTTGCTTATGCCGGCATCGACGTGTACGGCATTCTGGCCGACTACACAGGCAAGTCCACCGCCGAAGTGCAGAACATGACCATCAGTTATGATCTGCTGACGCAGGCTTTGCAGGCTGCTTCCGAAGAGGGCGGGCGTTACTACAACAGCATGGACACCCAGAGCCAGACCATGAATGGCCGGGTGTCTACCCTGCAGGACAATGTGAAGCAGCTGGCGGGATTGCTGACCGGCGATTTATCCAGCGGAGTCGGCGTTGTAATCGGCAATCTGAACGACATGCTCGTCGCAGCACAGGAAGCTTACAAAACGGACGGTTGGATTGGTCTCGCAGGCGCGATTACTGGCCTGACGGAGCCTATCAACACGGCAAAAAATGCCTTCAAAGACTTCGCAAGCAAATCCACCACATGGCTGGATCAGCTGAGCTATAAACTCAACCGTTTTCTCGGAAAAGCCGCCACGGCTGACTTTGATACTTACGAAGAGTACGCGGATGCAAATAACCGGCAGAGCAACAAAGACCGTTTACGGCAAAATGCCTTAAAAGGCATCGGCATCAGCAACAAGAGCTGGTCGGAGCGTCAGGCAGAATTGGCGGCAGCGGTCGGAGACGGAAGCAGCTCCATCACCACAAGCCCTTCCGGATCCACCGGAAAAAAATCCGGTTCCGGCTCCAGGCCCACCACCGAAACGGTCATTTCGTCCATCTCCAGCACGGCTACGACCACCGCACAGAATGCGCTGGGCACTGTGACCACCAGCATCCAGACCCTTACCGAAAAGGTCAAGGACAGCTCCGGCAAGATCAAAGACCGCATCACCGAGACCACCACAACGACCGGCAAAGAGATGGTCAACGGCGTGGCCACCACCTACAAGCAGGTGGAGACCAAAGTCAACGGCACGGTCACAAAGGTCACAAAGACCTATGACGACATGTCAAAAACGCTGCTGGGCACCTTTACCAACGTCTCGGAAACCACCTTTAACGGCATCACCACAAAGGTGCAGCAGGCAGTGGAGAAGTACGCGGACGGCAGCGAGCATATCAAGAAGACTGTCACAGAAACGGGCGAGCGCATCGGCGAAAACGGTGCAGAGACCTACCAGAAAGTCATTACCTACATTGACGGCGTTCAAGACAAGGTGACGGAGACCTCTACTCTCATCGACAAGAGCGTAAAGGGTACCCAGAGCCGCATTGACCAGCAGCTGAGCGAAGCTTCCGGCCAGCTGGATAAGGGCATTTTCGGGTTGGTAAAAAGCGCCTTTAGTGATGCCAAAAACGGCGACTGGGCAAGTCTTGGGCTGGATTTTGTCAATCTGATCTGGGGCGAGGTGTCGCAGGAGCAGCGTGACGTGATCTCTAAGTGGCTTACGGACGCACTGACAGCGGTCAATGAGGGATACTTCAGCGGCGGCATCGGAAAGGCATTTGATATCTTCCAGAAGCTTTTTTCTGACGGCGGGGTAAAATCCGATATCGACGGTGTGACCAATTCGGTCAAGGCTTTTAGTGAGATCATCGCCGGTCTTGCAAAGTCCGGCGGCGTGGGCGGAGCACTAGGCGGCATCGTCCAGAGCTTTTCCGGCATGGCAGGCGGCATCACGTCTGCGCTGGGCACTATTGTGTCTTTTGTTGCAGCAAATCCTATTCTTGCCCTGATCCTGGGCGTGGGCGCTGTCGCTGGCGGCATTGGCTTTGCCATGTGGATGGACAAGAAGAACAATCAGAAGCCTGTCAGCCACTACCAGAGCCCCTTTGACAAAACCGGCGTGTATGACAGTCTGGGCACCTTCTCCACCCGTGCGGCCCTGCAGTACCGCGTCACCGGCCAGCAGTCCATTGTTGACCGGCAGACCAGCATTCTGGAACGCATCGAGGGGATGCTGGACGATCATCTGCCCGACATCGGCAAGGGTCAGGTGGTCATGGATTCCGGCGAGCTGGTGGGCGTGCTGTCGCCCCGCATGGCGACCAACGTAGATGCGCGCATCGGCGTGACGGTGACACGGAAAGCGAGGGGTGTGTAATGGCAAAACTTCTGGGCGCAAAAATCGGCAATTTTCACACCCTGAAAGATTGGGGGCTGTACCTCAAGGTAGGCAGCCCTAAAATCGGCGCGGCAGAACCGGAAGAATACCTTGTGCAGGTCCCCGGCGCTGATTCGCTGCTGAACCTGACCACATGGGACGACGGCAAGGTGCACTATAAAAAGCGCACCATCACCATGGAGCTGCTCTGCAACGCGCCAAAAAGCAAGTGGCCCTACATTGGAAGCACCATTGCCAATGCCATTCATGGCAAATGGCTACAGTGCCGCTTTGATGAAGACCCGGCGTGGTACTGGGAAGGGCTTTGGAAAGTCACGCCCTCCCGCGACCGGCTTTCCAGCACCTTTACCATCACCGGCACCTGCAATCCCTTCAAGCGCAGCGTCTACGACGGCACCAACGACTGGCTGTGGGACGATTTCAACTTTGAGTATGATATTGTGCGCAACTACACGGATATCCCGCTCAAGGCAAACGAGGACGTTCAAGTGTCCATAACCGGTGCGCCCCGTGCGGCCGGTATCTACTTTAAGCGCAGCGAGGATGCGGCCGACATCGCGGTGTCCCTCAATGGCTTTGAGGTGGGCATTCTGGCCAAGTCCACCGACTGGCAGTATATCGAGGGGCTTACTATGCCGGATGGCGTGGTGGGCACCCTCGTTTTTGCTGCATCGGCAGACTGCAGCATCAGCATCAAGTATTTGGGGGCAAGTTTATGAGTTACAAAGTTTATGCTGGTGTGCAGACGGATGTAGACACATGGGAAACTAAGGTCTGTATCCACGATATCAGCGATATTACCGACACGAAAAAGCTCATCAGCCCCACGCTGACCCGCGAAGTGGGTAAAGCTGGCTCTTTTGAGTTTACCATGCCGCTGGGCAATGTGGCACACTCTGCGCTGCAAAAGCTGCGCACTACGGTAGAGGTGGAACAGGACGGCGTTTCCATCTGGCAGGGCCGTCCCATGAGCCATGAGCAGGATTTTTTGATGCGTCAGAAAATCTACTGCGAAGGGGAGCTTGCGTATCTGAATGACAGCGGCATTGCGCCATACGCTGCAAAAAATGTGAGCTTTTCGCAATTTCTGGAATGGATCTGCGATAACCACAACGCGCAGGTTGACGCTTACAAGGCGTTTACTCCCGGAAAAGTCGAGATGGACATCCCCATGATCGTGCCCTATGTAGACGGCATCAAAGTCGTGCAGGTGGGTTACAGTTACGATTCTGATGATGGAGATTACATTTACCATTGGGGAATTGTAGACCCCGTGGATGGAAAGACGAATATTTTCTATGAGGAAACAGAGATCGGCAAAGCTTCCTGCCTGAGCTGGAAAATCGGTGAAGAGCACATTGCGAACAGTCGCACTATTTCACGGATTGGAAGCAACAATTTCCGAGTGCGTCTGTTTGCAGCCTATGTAAAGGGCAAAACGTACGATGCAACGGTCGAAGTGGAAAAAGCTGAAATTGTCTGCGGTACTTGCAACAAGAATTTTGGCACGTACTCCATTTATAACATTGAGCGGGCATCTGAATCCAAGACCTTTAAGATCACCGAGAAAAACGGGAAATACAGCCTTGCTATCAACGGCAAGACTGATTCTCGATTTTTGTTTGATGTGAAGGAACCTACATACAGCTTTGGCGATGGAAAAAACTACGGCGTTACATGGAACATCTTGCAGAGTGAGCTGGTTGAAAAGTACGGCGGATATCTGGTGCTGCGCCATGCAGAAGATCCTGACGGAAAACCGCGCCGGTATCTGGACTATCTGCAGGCGATCACCGATAAAAACAGCCAGACGGTGGCTTTTGGAGCAAACCTGCTGGATTTGACCAACAACGTCAAAGCAGAGGATATCTACACGCGGGTGATCGCGGTAGGTGCCAAAAAGATAACATGGCTTGTTTTTTCGTGGGGAGAAACTATTACAGAAACCGCAAACGATCTGGCTGCGCAAAAGCTTTTTGGCATCATCACAAAAGTGATCTTTATTGAAGGCATCGAAAGCACGCCGCAGTCTTTGCTGGATGCGGCAGAGGAAGAACTCGCCAAAAATCTGCGCTATCTGAACGGGATGACCGTCAAAGCGGTCGATCTGAAAGACGCTGATATTGATGTCAGCCGTATTGCAATTGGAAAGCAAACGCACATTTTCTCTGCACCGCATGGTGTAGATACCTGGTTGCTGTGTTCCAAGCTTGTTGAGCCGTTGGATTCGCCGGATAAAAAGGAGTTTACATTTGGCACTGAGTTTTCCAGCATCAGCGACCTGCAGGCTTTGAGTGCACGCAAAGCGTCCGATGCTTACGATTTGAGTCGATCGCTCAAAGGGTACATGTCAGGCTAATGAAACAGGAGGTGTTTTATGGATAAAACTTTTGATGAAGCAATCGCGGGAATCCGTAAGGCTGAGCGCGGTGTGGAAGTCCGTGAGGACATCGCACAGGGGATGGAGTATGTGGAGCAGTTTGCCACCACCGCCACAACAAAGGCTTCCGAAGCGGCATCCAGCGCAGCGAAAGCAAACGCCGCAGCAGACCGCGCGGAGAACGCCCAGCAGGCAGCAGAAGCTGCAAAGGGCGATGCTCTGGCTGCCATCAGCACCAGCAAACAGGACGCTCTGGATGCCGTGCAGCAGGCGCAGGCCGGCGCTGTAAAGGCGGTGACCGATACCAAGACAGCGGCTATCAAGGCTGTCCAGACTGCCCAGAACACCGCCACCGGCGCTGTGACCAAAGCCCAGACCACGGCCACCGCTGCCGTGGAGAAGAAGGGCGAGGAGGTGCTGGCCACCATCCCGGAGGACTACACCAACATCCTTGCCCGCGTGGCTGCACTCGAATCCTGCGGCTTTGTCGTAATAAACGGCAAAGTCTGCATGAAATACGCTAAAACCTGAAAGGAGTAAATCTCATGGCTGAATCTATGGTAACTGATCCGATCTATCTGGACGAAACCGCGAAAGCCAACGGTGCAAAGCTGGATCTGCTCAATGCCACCATGCTGGGTGTGTCTGCCTCGCTGGGCGTGCTGGCAAAGGCACAGACCGGCATTTTTGAGGAGATGGATTATAACGCCATCAAGGCCGTTGTGGACGCTGGCAGCGCCCCAATCACCTTCCCCACCGGCACCCAGTTGGTGAACACCTACACGGACAAGGACGGCAAAGCCTACGACTGCCCGTGGGACGTGGTGCAGCCGGACGATACCGCAGAGGGCGAGAGCGGCACCACGGCACCGGCAATGGTGCTGCAGATGCACTATGCAACCTTGTATGACCTGCAGTTTTCCGCATATCAGGCATTCTATGTGGTGCCTGACGGCGGCCTTGTGGCGGGCACCTACAACGTCAAGATGGGCCTGAACTGGGGCAATAATGTCAAGACCGATACGGTCTATCAGTTCACCCTGACCAAGGCGGCCCCGGCGGGTGCCCGCCTGACCGGCTTCTATAATGCGCCGGACGTTGCGCCTGCCAACTGGAAGGTCTATGTCTACAAGGATCAGCAGAAATCTGAGCTGCTGGAAACCTGCAGCGTGACCGCTGGCAGCGCTGGCACCAATCTCGGCACCTTCCTTGCCAAGGAAAACGGCGATCTGAACGGCCTGCATCCTGTTGGCTATGGCGATAACCGGTGGTGGAAATCCGCGTACCGGCAGTACCTGAACAGTGACGCAGCGGCAGGCGCATGGTGGCAGCCGCAGGATAAGTGGGACATGAAACCCGATCAGGCCGACACCCTGCCCGGTTTCCTGTCCGGCTTCTCCGATGACTTCAAAAACGCTTTGTCCCGCGTGAAAGTTGTGACCTACGGCAACAACGTCACCGATGACGGCAGCGCCGTTGTGACCTATGACAAAATTTTCCTGCCCTCCCTGCAGGAGATCTATTGCAGTCCGCAGGTGTCCGGCGAGGGCACCTACTGGCCGTATTGGAAGGAGCGCACCGGCGCAAAGACCCCGCAGGCCCTGTGGCAGACCTATCCCCTGCGCATTACCCGTGATCTGGCACAGCGTACTGTGGGCCGCCATGTGCGGCTGCGCTCTGCGAGTCGTGACAACGGCAGCGGCGCTTTCACCGTCAACAGTTCCGGCAATGTGAACTACTGGCGCGCGCTCAACGCGCTCCGCAGCGCCCCGGCTTGCAAAATCACCAAATTAGCATAATCACCGGGCAATTCCTTGCCCGGTGAGAAAGTGAGGGCTTTACATGGCAATGCGCAAAGACGAAATGTCCGCTTTATGGATGATAGTTGGATCTGTCACCATAGCAAGGCGCAGCTGGAGGAGTGGCGGGAGGCTATCCAAGCCCGGTATGCTGCCGAGGGAATGGAACTGCACCCGACCAAGACTAAAATAGTCCGGCTGCGGGATGGTTTCCGTTTTCTCGGCTTTATCTATCGCCTGACACCAGAGGGCAAGGTCATAATGACCGTTGACCCGCAAAACGTTAAGGCAGAGCGGAAACGCCTGTACAGGCTGGCCCAGCTTATCAAGGAGGGCGAAAAGCCCGTCACCGCTCTGCGCGAACAGTATAAATCATGGAAAGCCCATGCCGCCAAAGGCAACTCCAAGCAGCTGCTGCAGCGCATGGATAAATACGTTAAATCTCTTTTGGAGGGGATAACATGAAAATTCTTCACAAGCCCGGCAGCATTCAGGCCGCGACTGAGGACGAAAACCGGGACGCAGATCTGGCACAGATTGCGTCCATGGTGGATTTTCTGTGCATTCTGGCCGATGTCCCGACCGAGGACGAGGCCACCAACACCGAGGAGGGCATGAGCAATGAATGAGAATCACAGCGCAGCCTTTGACAAGGCAAAGAAAGAGTATGAGGCAGGCCGGTGGTCTAAGGTCATGCTCAAAATTCTGGTGCAGCGCAAGCCCCAGCGCCTGACTGAGGCCGAATATACCGAGATCACGGGCGAGCAGTATGCTTGAGCTGCAGCTGATCGACCTGCTGACCGACACTCTGCACCGGCTGATTGATATCGTCCACCGGCAAAACGACCTGATCCACCAGCTGGGTGGAGTGGGCTGTGAGGAGACCGTGGAGGACATCGAGCTGACGTGCTCGGCTGCCGGTCTGGATGCCCATGATGGGCAGGAGGAGGAAAATGGCAATTAAAATCGTTATGGACGTTTCCCGCTGGCAGGGCAGCATCGACTGGGCAAAGCTCGCGGCTGTGGAAGCCCAAAAAGTAGATTAAGGGGTGAGAAGAAATCAAAATGGGAAAAATTTTGGAATTTCTGGCGTGGCTTGTGAAGGTGCTCTTCTGCGGGAAAAGCGAAAGTCCTGCGCCGGAAACACCCAGAGAAACTCCCGTTGAGGAAGCCGTCACCGGCTGGGAGGGCGACCCGCCATACCGGTACATCGACGTGAGCCGGTATCAGGGTGCGATTGACTGGGCGCAGGTCGCAGCGGCAGGCTACAAGGGAGCGATGCTCAAGACGGTGAGCACCAACCACAAGCTCTCCAAGCGGGCAGATGGACTGTACATCGACCCAACCTTTGAGGACAATTACCGCAACGCCAAAGCGGCAGGGCTGGACGTGGGTGTCTACTACTACACCTACGCCACTAATAAGGACATGGTCAACGCAGAACTCTCCCTGCTGCGTCAGGCGGTCTACGGCAAGGAGCTGACTTTGCCGGTGGCGGTGGACGTGGAGGATAACCAGCTTGGCAATCTGGACAAGCAGAGCCTGACTGACCTGACCGCCTACGCTCTTCACGAGGTGGAGCAGCTGGGTTTTTACGCTCAGCTTTACACCTACACCAGCTTTGCAAAGGCGCATCTTTTTGTGGGCGGTGCGGCTCTGCACCCTTATGACGTATGGCTTGCTGACTACACCGGCAAGACCCCGAAGGTGGATTTTAAGTACAACGCTCACCAGCACACCAGCAAGGGCTCTGTGCCGGGCATCAGCGGAAACGTTGACCTCAACGTGACTACCATCAACTACCCGAAAATCATCCGCAAGAAGGGTCTGACCCGTCTCCGGGAGGGCGCATGAGCGAGGCAATCATCGTAGCGTTTATTACCGGTGTTCTGGGGCTTTTGGGTACCATCTACGCCAACAACAGGGCGGCAAAGGACATGGATGCCAAGCTGGAAAAACAGCAGGCTATCATGGACACAAAATTGGAAGAACTGACCCGGGAGGTGCGGATGCACAACAATTTTGCCCAGCGCATCCCGGTGATGGAAGAACAAATCAAGGTGGCAAACCACCGTATTTCTGACCTAGAGAAAGGAGCATAACACATGGAAACACTGGTATCTAAAGCTGTAAGCATTCTCCCTGCGTGGGCAGCGCTGCTGCTGATGCTGGGAGGCCTTATCTTCTACGCCCTCGGCTGCATCCGGCTGGGCTATGGTGCCGCGGTGAAGCCTCTGGTGCTTGACCTCATCGAGCGGGCCGAGCATGAAATTCAGGGTACGAAGCGCGGCGCAGAGCGCAAAGCGTGGGTGACAAAGACCCTGCGGGCCGCCCTCAGCGCCAGCAAGTGGGGCAAGCTTATCAGCTGGGCCATCACCGATGAGACTATCGGCAAAGTTATCCAGTTTTTCTTTGACCGCGCAAAGGCAGCACTGCAAAAGCAGTAAGGAGGCTATCATGGCAAGCACTACATACGAGCAGAAACGATTTTGCGAAATTAAGAGATGCGGCGAAATTGACCATCTCGGTAACGTCCCCGTGATGGTGCGCAACGCCGGACAGCTGCCGCAGCCTTTCTGGCTCGGTGCTGCTCATGGCGGCGGCTCGTGTAGTGCTGCCCGCTGCGCTGCAAGGGCTTGACCGACAGCAAATGACCGCCGCCATCAAAATCGCACCGCTTGGGAGGGTAGACCGTAAGATAGCCTTACTTCGGTACGTGGAGCGGCTTCCGCTGCCGGACATTGCAGCGCAGACACATTACAGCCGGACAGCGATAGGCTACCGGCTGAAAGTTATTGATGAAAAGCTAGACGAAAGGAGCTCACAGTGAACCTCGAAAATGTTCCGACCGCAAATCTTATTACAGAGCTTCGCAAACGCGAGGGCGTGAAAACGACCGTTGTTGAGCCCTATCAGGACGCAGCGGTAAGCGTCAACGGCCCTGCGCTGGTTCTTGTCGTGACGGATTGATTGTGGTATAATAACATCAACAAATCCTCCCGGCCTCTCGAAGAAGCGCATTAGGGTGGATATTTGAAAGGCTACAGCCTTTGTAGAGAGCGGTATTGCCTGTGGGCGGTTCCGCTCTTGATTTTACAAAAAATCCCCTGCTTTGCCGAAGCCCTGCGTTCCACGCGGGTTACTTTATAGGCAAAGTGGGGGATTTTGTATTATTTGCACTAGTTTTGTCAAAAGGCTTGCCGTGAAAGTTGAAACGTGATATTTTAGGCTTGCTTCCATTGTGAAGCCCTTAACAGTTAAGCGCTCATGCGGATTTTTCCGTGTGGGCGCTTTTCTTTTTTTGTCCTTCGTTTGACGCTCGTTGTCTCTCCCGGTGTGGCATTCTGGTATGATAACCGCAAAAGGAGGGGCGCTCATGTGGCACAAGTTCAACCCAAACCCGCGCGGCAGCAGCGTCGGAGACTGTGCAGTGCGAGCCGTTGCAGCTGCCACCGGGCAAAGCTGGGAGCAGGCGTATGTAGGGCTTGCCATGATGGGCTACGCGTTGGGCGATATGCCAAGCGCTAACCGCACATGGGGTGCGTACCTCCAAAAGCGCGGATTTAAGCGCCGCCTTGTCGAGGCAGACTGCTCCACCTGCTACACCGTGGAGGATTTTGCAAGGGAGTACCCGCGCGGGGTCTACGTTTTGGGCTGCTCCGGTCACGTTCTGGCTGTGGTCAACGGCGAGTGGTGGGACAGCTGGGACAGCGGCAGAGAGTGCCCGATCTACTACTGGTATAAGGAGGACTAAGCAATGCCGATCTATAACGGATACCCACAAGTGTATTACTCGCAACAGCCGCAGGGGCAGCTTGAACAGCTCAGAGCAGCACAGTACCAGCCCCAGCCCGTCATGATGCCGACAATGCAGGGGCAGTCCGCACCGGCTGACAGCGGCTTTATCTGGGTACAGGGTGAAGCGGCAGCTAGGGGCTATCTGGTCGCCAACGGGAGCCGGGTGCTTTTACTGGATGCCGATTCCGATACCTTTTACATCAAAGAAGTTGGGCAGGACGGCAGGCCGTTCCCGCTCCGCATCTACGACTACAAGGAACGCACCAGCGGCCCCAAAGCGTCGATTGCAGTCACGCAAGCTGCAGGCGGGGAGTATGTCACCCGCAAGGAGTTTGACGCGCTGGCGGCAAAGCTGGCGGCGTTGGAGAAGCAGGAAGCACCAGAGCCGGAAAAGGAGAGCTAAACGATGAGCAGCAGCTTGTATAATTCGATGGGCCGACAGACCCAGAACCCCATTGGCGGGCAGTTCCAGCAGTTTATGGGCCAGATGCAGGGAAAGAACCCGCAGGAGATGATAAACCAGATGCTCACCTCCGGGCAACTCTCACAACAGCAGCTCAACGCCATTCAGCAGCGGGCGCAGCAGATCGCGCCAATGCTCAACGGCATGAAAAATATGTTTGGATTCTAAAATGCGGCCGCATTTAGAATAAATTTCAAAATCTAACGTAAAGGAGTAAAACTATGTCTCTTTCTTCTGATAGCACGGTTCTGACCATGCCGGTACAGCCCGCCAACGGCTACAGCAACGGCTTCAACGGCTGGGGCGGCGACTGGATGGGCTGGATCGTCCTCTTTTTGATTTTCGGCATGTTCGGCTGGGGCGGCATGGGCGGCTTTGGCTGGGGCGGCATGGGCATGGGCGGCGCCTCGCCTTATATGACCAGCGCTGTCACACAGGCAGACCTGCAGCGCGGCTTCGACAACCAGAGCGTCATGAACAAGCTGAACGGGCTGGAAAGCGGCCTGTGCGACGGCTTCTATGCCATGAACACCGGGATGCTTCAGGGTTTCAACGGCGTGCAGCAGGGCCTGAACGGCGTCACCAACGCCATGCAGCAGGGCTTCAACAGCACCAACGTTGCGCTGATGCAGGGGCAAAATGCTCTGGCTACACAGTTGGCAGACTGCTGCTGCAAGACCCAGACCGCGATCCAGGGTGTCAACTACAATCTGGCCACTCAGGAGTGCGACACCCGGAACCAGATGCAGCAGGGCTTCTGCGCAACGCAGAACGCCATGAACAACAACACCCGGGACATCATCGAGAATCAGAACAGCAACACCCGCGCGGTGCTTGACTTCCTGACCAATGATAAGATCGCCACCCTGCAGAGCGAGAACAACGAGCTGCGCCGGGCTGCTTCTCAGGATCGCCAGAGCGCGTTCCTGACCACCGCGATGAACGCGCAGACCAACCAGATCATCGGGACTTTGCAGCAGAAAGCTCCCGTGCCTGCCTATCAGGTGCCCAACCCCAACGCCATTTACTATGGCTGTGGGACCGGCTGCGGCAACTGCGCATAACCGAATCACGACAGCTTTTTGAGTGGTTGTTTCCAAAATGGAAATGCCCACATCAAAATGTTCAGCCCCTGAGCTGATTTTGCAAACCAGAGCGCCGGGGCAGAAGTCCCGGCGTTTTTTATGAAAGGAGCCGATAAAATGGCTGAATTTACGAATTCCAATACCGTGGCAGTAGCCGCTGGGCAGAATCTCCCGTTGACGGAGACTGCGGCGAAAGCGCCTGCGTGCATTGTGCACCGTGCTGGCAGCGGCCTTATGACACTTCGCGGCCTGACAAGCGGGCAGTGCCGGGCCCGTTTCAAGGTGAGCTTTGGCGGAAATATTGCCATTCCCACCGGCGGCACCGTGGGGCCCGTTTCCGTGGCGCTGGCTGTCAGCGGTGAGGCACTCAATAGCGCGACCGCCATTGTCACACCTGCTGCAGTCGAAAACTACTTCAATGTTTTTGTGGCAGCGTTCATCGAGGTGCCGCGCGGCTGCTGCGTGACTGTGGCGGTTAAGAACACCAGCGCGCAGGCGGTCAACATTGCAAACAGCAACTTGATCGTTGAGCGGGTAGCATAAGAAAGGAGATAAAGTCATGTTGGATAAACTGAATCATCTGAAGGATGAGATGTGCGACGAGCTCATGGAACTGACCGACAAAAAGAACCGTTCCCCGGGCGATGTTGAGATGATCGGCGAGATCGTGGACATCATTCTGGACATCCACCGCATTGCGGACTACTGCGAGGGCGGCGAGTACAGCCGAACAGGCGAGTGGGAAGCTGACATGCGCGGGACTTTCGGCCACGATGCCGGAAACGGTTACAACCGGGGGAACAGCTATGCCAACCGTGGCCGTCACTATGTGCGCGGTCACTACTCCCGCACGGATGGCCGTGAGCGCATGATCTCTGACATCGAGGACATGATGCAGGAGGCCACCGGCGCGGAGCGCGATGCCTACAAGCGGGCAGCTGACATCTTGCGCAATGCATAAGAAAGGGGGCGGCAGGTATGGATATTGACGAGATCAACACCCATATTCACAAGCTGAAATGTGGTTCGACGGACTGGCAGAGCGTGGAAAAGCTTGCCGCCCTCTGCACTGTGCGGGACGAGCTGGAAGAAGCGCACGCGCCTGAAGCGCAGATCCAGTCATTGCCGCCCGCGACTTATGCGGCGGCGTACTCCGCAGCAGCGGAACCACAAAGCGACTTTGTGGCGGCTGCCAGCTCTGTTCCTTTCGTCGGTCTGATGCAGGTGCTTGACGAGCACATGAAGGCAATAAAGCTGGTTTACCCGAAAGAGTATGAGCTCGTAATGCGAAAAATAAGCGACTTGTAAAAGGACATAAAATGTGCTATTTTTACATAGCCTTCAACGTTGGGACACGAGACGCATAGTCTAACGATAAGTTAACAAATCAATAATAATTTACGCTAATGCGTCGAATAAACTTGATTTGTAATCAGTGGGTTGCGGGTTCAACTCCTGTCACCAGCTCCAAAAATAAACGCACGAACGATTAAAACAAGTCGTCTGTGCGTTTTTCTTTTTGCTTGAAATGCCTTAAAATCTCCTGAATGAACGTGACAATCTAACAAACAATCTAACAAATCAATACTTCATCTTTCGCATTTCCTGCAACAAATAGGCTGGATCGTTGTGGGAAACGTACTTGTTGGCCGTGGTCGAAAAATTCTTGTGTCCGAGTATGGCTTGTACTGCGGTCTTTTCCAAACCGCACTCCACCATTTTACTGCTGGCCGTGTGGCGCAGCGTATGCGGATGCACCCCCTCTATGTGGCACTCCTGCATCAAAGCCCGAAACTTTGTAGCCACGTTGCGCTTGTCAAGCTTTGTACCGGCTTTGGACGGTATCAGCCACTCACAGCCGCTGTCAAGCATCCAAAAGGCAATGATTTTGTAAATGGGGTCAAGGATGGGGATGATGCGGTTCTTGCCCGCTTCTGTCTTTTCACCGCCCTGCATGTACTGCTCTTTCAGATGCACATCCTCGCAGCGCATGGAAAGCAGCTCGTCAATGCGCATACCGGTGTACAGCAGCACCATTGCGATTTGCGCCGTCTGCCCAAACTTCGGGTCGTCTTGTCGGCCGCCGATCTGCTCGATCTCTTGGGCGGTCAGGGTGCGCTCCGCTTTTCCTGTAGCCGCCGGGAGCTGCAGTAGCATGGCATAATTTTTGTTTATGATGTCCTGCGCCATTGCCCACTCGCAGATCTGGCTAAAAAGCGTGCGCTGTTTTTCACAGGAGCTTCGGGATAGCCCTTTTTCCACCATTGCATCAATGACCTGTTGATAATCTGCCGCTTTTAAGTCCCGCAATTGTCGGTCGTATAGCGGCGCAGCCTTAGCATAGGCCAGCTCGTACCCCTTTTGCATGTCCGTGCTGAGCTTTTGAAACTTTGGTTGAGCTTTCCATTGGGTATAGGCATCTGCAAAGGTGCATTTCAGAAGCGCAGCGGGGGTGTTCTGGGCGTTGTAAGCGTCCAGCGCTTGTACTGCTTCGCCTGCCGTTTCAAACGTGCCCAGAACATCCCTGCGGGCTGTGAGTGCAACATACGGTCTTGCCCGCGTCCCACTCAGTTTATACACGCTGCCGCTGCCCTTTGGACGGCGGCGCTTTTTTCTTTGCTGCGGGGCGGCTTCCGGCTGTTTCTTCCCGCACCACGGACAAAAAGAAGCACCATCCGGGATCTCCTTCCGGCAACATGGTCTTATGCACTTCATAGCTTACTCCTTTTTTCGCCCGATGTAACCCTGCGCGCCTTTTTCCGAAGCTTCACGCCCGGCCTTGTAATTTACCTTCAAATCGTCTATTGGCGGCTGTGGGTCGTCCGGGCAGGGGTCTAATCCCATGTTCTGGGCAAAGTTGTATTGGTTGATGATGATTCCGCACACGCTGACCCGGTTGTTGAGTGGGCAGTGCAGGTTGGCGGCTACCTCGGAAATCACAGCGGACGGGCTGCTGCCATGGTTGCCCTTCAGCACGAAAAGAAGCAGTCGTTTCGTCAGCGGTGGCAAGTTTACCACAAAGCGGCACAGCTTTGCGTCCAGCTCTGTGTCGGTCTTTCCGTCATCGGGTGCCGCGTACAGCTCCGGGTGAATCATCTCCATAAACACGGCGATGGGGGATGCCCCGCAGGCCGTACACCAATCCATGATCTCGTCGCTGTCCGGGCTGGTGCAGCCTTTTTCCCAGCTCTGCACCGTCCGCTCACCCTTTTCGATGCGTCTTGCGATCTCCACTTGGCTCAGGCCGGCAGATACCCGGGCCTTTGCAAGCGCTTTCCCGATCTGGGTCGCCGTAAAATAACTCATACTTTCACCCCCATGAAACCAACGTGTTTTTAACAGAAAATGGCGCAGAAAAAATCTGCGCCATTCGACAAAAAATATCCGTATTTTGTTTTCCAACGGCGCATGGTAAAATTTGGAACATAAGACATAAATATGCACAAAAGAAAGGGGAAAACAAAATGGATTTTGATCAAAGAAACGGTAAAGGAACCGAAACGACCATCATTGACGGGATGCCTGCCAGCGTTTTGACCGGAACCGAGCGCACCCCGCAGCCTTGGGAGGACTGACCATGGAAAAGACAAGCCATTTCTGCAATCACATCCGCGCGGCGCTGGCCTGCTACGTTGATATGACACCGGAGCAGCAGGCGCGTGCCATGATGTACGCCGCCCGCAAGGTCAATGCCCTACACACCTTACATGCGGCAGCCAAAACGCCCGGCGGCGCAGAGACTGGAGCAGGGGAGCTGTTGCAAAAAATGCAACAGTTTGATGAAACCTATCAAAAAGAGTGATGGGTAAACCCATTGACTACGACAACACACAGTTGTATAATGCGGTTGTAAACAGATTTACTTATTGAGCCGGTACACGACTTCAAGCCCTTGATTTGGAGAGTAAGACCAAGTGACCGTGACATTATCAAAAGTCTCCTTTTGACGGCCGTCAATGGCTTTGGTTGCCATCATTTCCTCATAAACCCAATCAGGAAGAACAAGCAGTTCATTCATCAACTTAATGTTTCTTGTTGCGGGATCCCGATACATATACTCAAAGAATGAACCGCTTTTTGCATTGAGAGGGTTTGAATCGATCTTGATGTAAGAGCTATCGTCTGCAATAGTAGTCGTTCCAGCACTATACAATTCGTCGAACAGCTTAAAATTCGGGCTTGTGGAGGTTCCACAATTTGCAGCCCAAATGCAGTCACGTAAATCGGTTGTAGTTTTTTCTCCTTTTTCGTTCGTTTGGATTCTCTTCTCAATCAGAACAACTGGGGCTCCATCTCCTGCAACGTTTTGGAATTTCCCATTAAACGCAACTGGCTGGTTTGCAAATGCGTTTTTGCAGTATTCATACCAACTTTCAGTGACCGCCGCATACCAACGCTGGCCGTTCTCGATGACTGAAAAACACTTGTAATTTGTTTGATCGTTGGTATAAGTATAATAATAGTCAAAATCGGTTTGTCCGGAAAACTCGACTGTTTGACCTGCTTTGTACTGACTCTCATCTGCAAAAGCCGTCATGGCAAAAGGAATGGACAAAGCCGCAGTCAAACCCAGTGCAAGAAACGCTCTTCTTTTCACGATAATCACCTCATAAACAAAAATGAGCAGCCAACCAGCTGCCATAAAACAAAATTATCAAAGAGCTTTGCCAAAGGAGGGAAAGAAAGTGCAAGAAAATAGCACAAAGTTGATGAAAGAAACCACGGAATGTGTTATACTTGAGAAAATCAAGATTGCACTTTCCCTTGGTATCGACGTGGATAAACTCTTAAAGGAGGCTATGCAAAATGTCCGGTAATACGCTTCTTCTGCTTATCATTGTTATCCTCATTGCAGCGATGCTTGCAATTCTGGTCTACGAGTTTCTTCACTTCAATGATTTTGCTCTTTTTCGTCGAAAGCCGGAACCGGAGCCGGAACATAAGCACCTTGACGACCTTTTCCGAGCAGAAGTCATGTATACAGGCGTGACCCTCGGAAGTATCTGCGAACTTTGCCCCAAAACCATTTTTAGGGTAAAGGACGGACGCGGCGGGTATTTCGCTCTCGACACCGAAAAAGTGGATGAAAAAAAGCTACGCTTTTACAAAACCATTTTTGTTAAAGCGCTGGATGCCCCGAATTACGAGCTGGAGGTTCCTGACCCTTCGCTTCTTTGAGATACAAAAAGCGTCAATACCGTACTCACGACAGCAGAGAGCACCGCAATAACAACACTCTGAGCAAATTGTTTGCGGCTGATTCTCTGCTGTCTTTGCTTTTCGATAAAATAAAGAACGCCCTTTTGAGTAAGAGAAATAGAAAAATTCTCAAAAATTCCATTTTCTGTAAAATCATATACCGTTATCAAGCCATCCGCCCACAAAGAGTCAATCAAAGACTTTGGATTTTTTATGCCATTTTTAATAAAAATGCTAGGCGTAAAATAATCGTCATCTTCGTGGGTTTCGTAATAGTCACAAATCACTTTCATGCCTTTATGAATCTGGGCTTCGCTAACCATTCCCGTCACCATCCGGCATATTCAAAACGGCATCAATCGTAGTGTTCAGCATATTCCAAAATGCCGCCTGCTGTTCAGGCGAAAGATTTTTCATCTTATTAAGAGTGGCCTGCGCCTTTGCATCCAGCCCGTTCTCCATCTGGGGAGCGGGCTTTTCTTTTTGTTCGCTTTCGCCGGTGAGCTCCTCAGACGGAACATTAAAAAATGTGGCAATTTTTTCAATCGTCGCTTTTCTTGGCACTGATCCATTGCTCCATCTGGTAACGACAGAGCGCTGAAAGCCCATTTCTTCCGCAACGGCTGACGGAGATTTCCCAATCCTGTTACAAAGGCGCACAAAGTTCAAGTAAAACAAAATGACACCTCCGTTTTTGTGCAAACATACGAAAGTGAACAAACGCAACAAAATGCCTTGACTGTTGCGTTTGTTTGTACTATACTGTGCTTGTTGGATGTAAACAAACGCAACACAAGAGACACCCAAAACAATAGGCGTTTGCTTGTTAGCTATTAAGTACTTCGCACCTACATAATAGCACGTTTTGTGAACATTTGCAACAAGTATTTTTGACACGGTGACAAGAAAAAGCCCGCCTGCGGTTGTTTCACAGACGGACTTTTCACCGATTTGTAACCAGAACGCACTTGCACCCCGGCGGTAATGCAAACATGCGCGTTTGCACGTCTTTTGCACCATGCGCGGCGTAAAAGTAACACCGGGGCTGCAAAAACAACTTGCAGGGCTATGGGTACGCCGCTTCCTTTGGCGGGTCGGCACCGCCTTGTAAGCCCTAGCGCTTCACGCACTTGCTCGTGTCTGGAACTGGCTGGCTCAAAAGTTTGGTCATCGAAATCACCTTCCTTTTGAATCAGTTTAACTAGGAGCCTTGAACAGTATAGCAAATCGGTGCGCCGCTGTCAATTTATTAACCAAAAACAGGGAGGTGGAAGAGTGCCTGAACCGTGGACCGGAAGACTGATTGGCCGAATGCACAACAACGAAGTCACGCTGGACCAGCTTGCAGAACGTCTGGGATGGACGAAGAGCTATTGCTCGATGATCCTGAACAGCAAGCGCAAGCCGCGCGGCATCCGTGAAAAGATGGAAACTGCCGTCAGCGAGATCATCAAGGAAAAGGAGGACAAAACGGCATGAGCGAATTAAACAATCTCATCCCCATTAGCTACGATAACCCGGAGCGCCCCACGGTGAGCGGCCGGGAGCTGCACGAGTTTCTTGGTGTCAAATCCAGATATAATGACTGGTTTAACAACATGACTGCCTACGGATTTGCCGAAAATGTCGATTATGTGTCGCTTACTAAAAATTTAGTAAACGGTGGACGCAGCACCGACCACCAACTCACCATCCCAATGGCCAAAGAGCTGTGCATGATCCAGCGCAACGAGCGTGGCAAGCAGGCCCGGCAATATTTTCTGGCTGTGGAGGCGCAATGGAACAGCCCGGAAGCGGTCATGCGCCGTGCGGTGCTGATCGCCCAGAAGCAGAACGACCAGCTCAAGGCCGCCAACCGCCAGCTTCTGGCAGAGAACAACGACCTGAAACCGGATGCAGAGTATGCCCGGGCGGTGTGCGTGGGCAAGAACTGCCGCACCACTACCAGCCTTGCCAAGGATTACGGCCTGAGCGCCGAGAAACTCAACAGCATCCTCCACGGACTGAAGATCCAGTACAAGACCAGCGACGGCCAGTGGGTGCTATACGCCAAGTATTGCGGCAAGGGCTACACCAAAAACCGCAAATCCACGCCGTTCCAGCACAAGAGCACCGGCGAGTGGGACACCAAGAACACCACCGTATGGACAGAAGCGGGTCAGCGGTTCATTTATGAGCAGCTCAAGGCCGTAGGAATGCTGCCCAGCGTGGAGCGCAGGCAGAGCGTGGAGCAGATGGAGCTTGCCGCCCGGCAGCACAACCAGGACGGGGTGGCGTAAGGATACAAGCTTATTTTGGAGGTTACAAAGATGAAAAAACTGCATGTGAAAGCTACGTTTATTGAGCCGGTGCTGGGTACATGGCCCGCAAACCCCAATGTGGCCCGCGAGTTTATCGCCAGCAAGTCGCCGGATGCTGCAACCATCGAGGATGAAGTCGCGGCTCTTGGCCCTGATGCGGTAGCTGACAAGGGCATGACCGTTTTCCCGCGTGACCCGGACGGCAATCCGATTTTTTACGATTACCAGATCAAAGGCATGTTTAAGGATGCTTGCGGTATGCTTTCCCGCATCGGCGGCAAGACCGAGACTGGCAAGAAGAAGGCCGTGAACGAAAGCGGCAAGCTGACTGCTTACAAGAAGGTCATTGACGGTCTGATCTTCGTCCAGCCCCGCATGATTCCCATTCACGTGAACGGTGAGATTACCGACTGCCAGCGTCCGCTGCGCGCTCAGACCGCACAAGGCGAGCGTGTGAGCCTTGCCAACAGTGAGGAGATCCCGGCGCTCAGCAGCTGTGAGTTTGACGTGATCCTTCTTGACGACAGCCACGAAAAGGTTGTGCGTGAGTGGTTGGATTATGGCATTCTGCGCGGCATCGGCCAGTGGCGCAACAGCGGAAAGGGGAGGTTTACTTACATCGCCTATGAGGTGAAGGCCTGAGAGCGAGGGCATGGCATTGACGGCCCTGATTCGCGGAGGCAAAGCACCGCTTGCCGCTGATAAGTCAAGCAATGGCAAGGCTGAGTTCGATTGGCCGTGCGATGGCTTTGCGATGCGATGCTAGGCGCAGCAAAGCTTGGCAAAGGCAAAGCATGTCAAAGCGAAGCAATGGCATAGCGTCGTGAGGTAAAGAGAGGCAGAGCAAAGGCATAGCTTGGCAAGGCCAAGCTTAGCAAAGGCTATGAGGTGAACTGCTGTGCAGTGGCACTGAGAAGCACAGACAGGAAAGGCGAAGGAAAAGCGGAGAGTAGCGGAGCGATGGCATAGTACCGCGCCGTCGCGAATGGCAGAGCAAAGGAATGGCAGAGAAAAGCGCTGATGTGATTTGCGAAGGAAAAGTGGTGCACCGTAACGATTCGCTGCGGCAAGGTTTTGCTTCGGATGCATTGGCATGGCAGAGAGAAGAAATGCCGTGATTTGCGCAGCGATGGCATGGCAAAGAGCGGTCAGGCGTTGCGTTGCGATGGCACAGCAAAGAGAAGACATTTTATTAAAAGGAGTGAACGATTTGAACGACTTACAGATTTTCAGCAATCCAGAGTTTGGAAGCATCCGCACGGTAAAGGAGGACACCGCCCATGAGTGAAAAGATCATTGCATACAAGGCCATGGACAAAAACATGAAGTGCCGCGGCAAGCAGTACGAGGTGGGTAAGACCTACTATGAGGACAAGGCCGACTGCTGCCACGCTAGTATGCACGCCTGCGAGAACCCGCTGGATGTGCTGCACTACTACCCGCTGAGGGATAGCCCGCGCTTTTTTGAGGTCGAGTGCGGCGGGAACGTGGATAAAAGCAGAGAGGACAGTAAACTGGCCTGCACTGAGCTTACGGTGAAAGGTGAGGTGAATTTTGCAGGGCTTGTAAAAGCTACGGTGAATGCCGTTTTTAATCGGGTGAAGGGCAAAGAACCTTTTTCCAGCGGCAATTACAGTACGGCTGGTTCGAGCGGCAAATACAGTACGGCTGGTTCGAGCGGCAAATACAGTACGGCTGGTTCGAGCGGCGATTACAGTACGGCTGGTTCGAGCGGCAAATAC